ATCATCAGCTAAGGGACGAAACCTTAACCGCGCACCATTAGGGAAAGTAAACTGCTTCTTCTGGTCTTGCCAATGAGCACGAAGAGGTAGGTAAATCTGTTTGGCTCGCTCTATCAAGTCATCTGCTTGAGGTAACTCTTTACGGAAGAATATAGCGTTAAAAGCCTCGCCAAGCTGTTCTTGGTTAATAGCGAACTTACCCAGCACACCATCAGTCTTACCGCCACCACGAGCACCACCGTAGCCTATAAGCGTAATAGGGCATGCTACGAGTATCTCTTGAGGGCCGTTTTGAGGCTGCCAAACTATACGTTCGGTAACTTCAATCACCTATATATCCTTCAAACTCTGACAATAAACCCAAAAATCTTCCCATGTAGCTAAGTTCTGATGCGGCTCTGATTTATCGCCACACTCACTGCACTTAACACAATTAGTCTTAGGCATATCCATGTCAAACTCTTCAACAGCGCCACAGTGAGGACACTTCCAGAAGTTGTCGTCGGCCTCATCTTTCATGCGATGCTCAATGCCCATTATTCATCCGATAGTTTTGGAAGCTCAATTTGCGTCCACGCAATTATACGATCACCTTCAACTAATGGTGCTGCATGATCCAAATCCCAAGTATTAGTTTCATGGTCGAACCAGCATATAAACTGCCGACCATGCTTGCTGACGGCTAAAACACGGCTGATAAACAGTGGCATTCTACGCACAAAGTCTGACGCATTGTAATCAACAAACTGCCAGTCATGAGCAATAACTTTAACCATTATTCCTCTGGCGACTTAGGTAGCGGCATCCAGTGGGATAATTCAAATAGTCGATAATCATGTGGCGAGTACTCAGTGCTCCAATTCCACAATTCATATCCGGCAGCAGCACAGGTTGGAACATCTTCTAATCGACCTGACCACACTAGTATTGGACCATCTTCTTTTGGCAGCCGATCCTTAACGCTGATCCATTGTGGTTGTGTTAAGGCTGGATGATTCTTTCCTTTGCCTACAGCGCAATTACCTTTGTGCATATCATTGCAATAAACGCAAAACATCACCTTGTCGGCATCAGCAAACTGATCGTTAAGTGTTTGCATCGCAATTCTACCCTTTGAAACCAATGCTCCCCATTCCTTCTCTTGCTGCTCTTGTGCTGCTTTGTAGCCAGCAACATAAGCCTCTTGTACGTCTTCTTCTCTAGGGTTGTTCCAAGAAAATTGAAAGGTATACTCCTCTGCCAACTCTTCAAGTGTTTTCATCTTCTAAATCCAACTTGATTATATAATTTAGTAAATTTTTTGTATTTTGGTTAAGCCGCTGCTCAACAGACGCTATAAATCCAGCAAGGAAATCATCTTTACACATGCACCACACGATAAATTCTGGACCCTGTTCTGGGCATCGCATGTTTGCGTGATCTTCTGCCAACTCTTCAGGTGTTTTCATTATGCTACGCCCCATATCTTGTTGTACTGCCACTCATCCATAGTGTTGCCAAAGCGGATAAACCGTAGGCCACAACGCTTATACCCACAGCTAAGCCAATCACTATGAGTCACAAAAATACTCACATGATCGCACTTAGGACAGCGATAGTAATAGAGGATGTTTTCTAAAGGTTTAGCAGTCACGCCTTGTCTCCTGCCGACTATTGTCGACGAATCTCCATATGCAACGTGGAAGCCCTACCACTGTTCGTCTACAGGTTATTCCCAAACACACATCACAACTCGAAACAGTAAAAAGGCTGTCAGTATGTGACCGTTGCACTAAGCACTCTACAACTCTTCATCAGACTCTGCATCATTATTCAGATAACGCTTCTCAAATTCATCACGACTCAAAGGCCAGCACAAGCTACGCTTGTTTAAACCTCTTCGCCTTCATCATTGGATTCATTAGTTAAATACCTCTTTTCAAACTCCTCACGGCTCAGAGGTCTAGCACTTACAACAGCGTTTATAGTTCCAACGTGCTCAATAACATTCGCCTCAGTCCATCCCAACTTACTCTTACCCAAGTACATCAAAACCTGCGGATTACCAGCCATAGCCTGCTCCATCAAACCTCTAGCCACAACCTCCTGCATGCCAGCCTGACCAGCCGCATACTCCTCGCCATACCACTTAGTCAGTTCTACAGGTGATAACCTACACGCTATAGCAACAGCACTCTTAGACAATCCCAACCGAGCAAGCCTAGTAACAGCACCCATAGTCTCAGGGTCCTTCTCATACCGCTGGTTACTGTAGTCCTTACGTCTAGGAGGGTTGATAACTACAGTTTTTGGTATCGATATATCATCAATGCCATCGTCTAACTGTCCTTCATGTAGCAATTTTACTACGCCATGCTTTGAATAAATCTCTTTTTCCTCATCGCTCATAAGCCTAGAACCTCCTGCCTCATCCGGTTAGCCGCTACTTCGCAATACTTTTCTTCAATCTCAACGCCTATGGCTTTTCGCTTAGTTTGTTTAGCAGCCAACAATGTGGTCCCACTACCAGCAAACAAATCCAAAATAAGTCCGTTTTCCACGACAAAATTATCAACAATTTGCTTCACACCGTCCAATGGACGAGGACAAGGATGCGCTTTTTCAATTCGTGTTGTATCTGAAATAATTCCAGCTGTATTAGACACAAAAAAATCCATATTGCGTTTTGGCTTTTTAGGTCTTAAAGAATCTCCAGAAAGATACTTCATTACGACAGGATCATAACCATAATTGATTGCAGTTTTTCGTAACTGAACAAAGTTTTTAGCAGCGCAATAAATATGAATATCATCCCCAAAGTATTGCCAAAAATACTTAAAATAAAGTTGCGCTTGCCATACCGCAAATAACGCCCCGTCTTTTAATTTCGCGGCATTTAATAGTGGCATCAACCAATCATAATACGGTCCCGCAGAACTATGACTTTCTTTTGTCTCATACTTAAATCCAATACCAAAAGGAGGATCTGTTACTAAAGCATCCGCTGGCTCTATTAACGGTAACAACTCCCTGCAATCACCGTGGTAAAGCGTTACATGCTCATCCTGGTAATACGGCCTCGGCAATCCTGGATTTTTTTCAGCGACAACATCCTCAGAAACAACCGCCTGTTTCAAATCGCTTTCAGAATCAGTTTTGTGGCTCATAGGTTAGAACAATGGTTGGGTGGTATAAACGGGATTTTTATGTGGGAGATAGTATGTGTGGGTAAGCTGCTCGCGCCCCACTTTCAAATCGAAAACTTTTTTCAAAATCTGTGCCACGGCTCCACGCTCCACGCTAAGTCATTGAAACCATTATGCTACTTTCTTACCTAACTAGTTTTCTGGTTCTCGGTAGGTAGGATGGCTAATGATATTATATAGTTATGTAACATATGTGTGGTTAGCGGTGAGTACATACCCTACCTTGCAATCTCACGCAGGAGCTCGCACCACTCTACGTCACCCATACCTACGAGATCCTTGAGGGTTAGTAGCTCGCCTATCGTATAGAGTTTCTTTGAGTGTTCTCTGCTTACTATCGAATCTCTTGAGCAACCTATTAGAGCGCCCATAGCGGTCTGTGTGATGCCTAGTCGCGCACGTATCAGTCTATATAGCTGACCGCATTCTTTTCGCTCATTGCGCAACCTGCGAGCTGTGAGGTGTACCTTAGGCCTAGTCATGGTCTGGTATTGAGTGTCCACACTTCCACCATAATGCAACTGAGTATCATTAGCCAGTGAATCTTAGCTTGCTACGCAACCTTCACCTACATGCAACCTAGTAGCGTATAGGTAAAGGTTCCGCAGGAAGCTAGGTATCTCTGTGCTTATCATATCATTGTCTATGAGCTCACTGATCGTTCGCGTTGTGTTCACTACGCTGTCGCTACGTTCACTATGCATAGGACGAAATGAACCCTCATTTTATTCATAACTTTCTACACTTTCTTTCAACTATCTCACTATGCTTAATCTTGTTGCGTAGTTACCTACCATAAATAATCTGCATCTTTCGCTTGCACACTGTAATCATAGTATGTATACTTTAGTTATTGAGTGAGTGAGTTACTCACAAAGGAGACACGGACTATGACACGCGACGAATTAGCTATTGAACTACTACGAGACTGCCCAACCGAATTGCTTGATGTTCATGAAATAATTGCCGATGCAATTAGAAGCGGTGACGCATTAGTTACAGTTTTAGCAATGCCAGAAATGCAGTTCTGTCCCGATACATATTACTGGCTGTCTACAAAACAACTAACCGACTAACAGGAGACAGACTATGAAAAACTACTACTACGAACAGCAAGATTATTTCTTTAGCGAATCAGTTGCTGAGAAAGTTTGTACGCGTTTCAACATCACTTTGAATGATTGCATAGAGTACGTTCGTTGCGCAGATGGCGTATTGCGTGACATCAGAACAGTTGCAGACGATGACCGCACTTGCGTCACTAATGTAGATACTGATGATTATATCGATTAATTTGGGAGACATGACTATGAACAAAGCACGACTCAGACACGACTACACTGTAACCGGCACCTTCATTGGTGACCTATCCATTAGCCTAGCAATAGGCGTGACTTGGTACTTTATCCTTGTAGCATTTTGGAGCTTATAATTATGAGACTAGCCATAGCCTTACTAGCCTTAGCGTTTCCACTAACAGCATCAGCTCAAACTATCGACGAGCTTATGCGGCAGGTACTAGCAGAGAACAAGCCATTCTATGCTCCACAACCTGTTCCGGTAGTGCCGGTAGTGCCAGTAGTTCCTGTGTATCCACCAGGCATGATGCCACGCAATCAGTATGGCACTGGCTACAGCATAGTGACTACTGAGCGTACGCAACCGGACTACATACAGCAGTATCTGGGAGTGCGTGGCGCCACTAGCAATGTGACGGTAACGAGCGTTGTACCTAACAATGCTTGGGGTCAACCTATCCGACCAATCAATCCGTTTTGGCCATAGTAAATTTCACATTAAGTGAATCTTGTACGATGCCGACTACATCGTATGTAAACATAGTAGTTAAACGTATAATGGGGACAATATGAAAAGACTAGTACTTGTAATGACAATAGCAACTTGCAGTGGCTGCGGTGTACTTCTACCAGATGTGATGATCGTAGGTACTGAGCAAGGCATCCGCGCATATAATGACGGCCAATCATCATTGATAGCTCAAAGCAAAACGCAACATAGAAACCAAGAGACGCCTTACTGGTCTAACCGCAAAGTGCAGTCTGGCTATAGCTTCTGGGACCGTCTCAGCAAAGGTTTTGTAAACACTCAGGAGGTACCAAACGATGCTCAGTAAGGCATTAACCTGGTTCCTTACCACCTCTACCATCGTTGGTGTACCTGTAACGATTGCAATCTTGCTCATTGGTATCGAGAGGTCGGTAGCAACCCTAACCTGCGAGACAGCACGGGTAGGATGTAACCGGTCATTTACGCAGTCGGTTGACTACATTGCCGAGCAAGTAGACGACGATACAGATGTAGTTTTAACGCCTAAGAAGAACAAATTTACAAAGTAAATTAAGGAGATAGGAGACAATGACGAATAGAGTAACTGAGAAAGCAATGGAGTTTTTCTGGCATGACGATGATGCTCAACAGATGCTCAACGAGCTGCTAAAAGCCGGTAAACCTGCGCGAGTAATTGCGGAAGCACTGCAGGAATACACAAATCAGCTTAATCGTTTTGAATTGATGGGCATGTATCATCAGC